GATCGCAGTTTTTTGGCACCTAAAATTGTCGTGTCGTCTACAAGTTCTCCTATGTAAACTTCTGTAGGACTATTATTTAAATAAAAATATTTCATATCGTAACGAAACCCAAAAGGTTCGGGTTGGGAACGCCAAGCTATTAGCGTTTTGTTTTTATGTCGAATAATAGAAGGACTAAAGTTAGCCACAGAATATTCGGGCAGTCCATGAAGAATTCGTGTAAAAGTACCTCCCAATGCGTCGGCTTGTCTGTAAATAGAAGGCACACCTTTTTGAGGTACACCTTTGAGAGGGAACAAAACGTCAGAGTTGACGTGGTTGAAACGGTGTGTTGTTTGGTTCATATCAAATACTCATTTCTTTGATGGCTTGAGAAAATCCGGCGGCTACAGATTCCCAACGATATTCGGGTCGTTGTGTCACCTCGTAACAAGCGTCTGCTACTTTTTCGTACAGAATTGGATCTGCATAAAGACTTGTTAGTAGATTCGCTACAGAATTAATGTCTACAAGACCTCGTTGTACACCTAGGTCTTTATCTATTACCCAGGTGGCAATATCTGCTAATAAACCCGACCCTTCCCAAATATCGGCACAAGCTGTGTGATTCGGAACAACTTGAGGTTTTCGACAACTACCGTGTTCAAAACTGACAAGACCCCATCCCTCGCCATCAGCTGTGTTCAATCCAACATCACAAGCATTGTAAATAATGTTGAGTAAAGAATCATCTGGTGCAGCGGTGTAATTAATTTCAGTTGTAGTCATGATTAAACGTTTTGTGTCATCTAACCCAAGCTTCGTCATTTCACTCTTAAACAAAGCTTTAACATCCCATCCCAAATCTTTGGCCCCCATGTGTAAGTACAACATGGTGTCTGGTTTATCTTTAGCAAATTCTGCAAAAGCCTTGATTGTTAGATCAATTCTTTTTCTAGGTTGGTTTCGATTACCGTTAAATATTATAAATTTATCTTGGGGGAGTCCTAGATGATTACGGGCCTCTATTTTGGACATTGGCTTAAATTTGTCTGTGTCAACTCCGTGGGGTAGAACCCCTAAACGGCTTGTGTTCGGCGCATATTTTGAAATACGGCGAGCGCACGGAAGAGTAAAAGTCAATCCCAGATCCCAATGAGGGAGATGCCTAAACATCTCGGGAAAATAATCTTCGCTGTCGATTGGAAAATAAGTTAAAAATTTAAATTTATGAGAATCTTTTAAGAACTGACAACGTTCCCAAACACTATTCACCACCCAAATGTCGTTCAGACAGATGAAAAAATCGGGTTTTTCTTTATCGATTATTTCAGGAATGCGTGGGATACCAAAACGATCTCCGCAGTTTACGTTTGCAGCGGGATATATTTTATAAGGATGGGGGTGAGGATCTCCGCTATAATTAATACCTATTACACTAACTTCATGGTCTTTTACCAATTGATCTAGTACACTGTGAGTGACTCGTCCAAATCCGGTATTAGAGCAAGCGTCTCCGTACCAAAGAATTTTTGCCATTTCTCGACTAAGATTTAGTTAGTGTCAGCATAGCAGCATTCGGAGAAGATTAAAATGCCAAGTCGAGAAACTTTTGCATATCGACGAGGCGCTCAACTCAAGGCGTTACGTGCTGCAGAACAAACCGTTTCTCCCGCAGATTCTATTTACGCAAAAGCGGCAGGAGACTTTCATGTGTTCTGTACGTTACTTGATAAACCTCCAGCAAGACACATGTTGGAGTGGCATCGTGAACTAATTACGGGCGAGAGTAATAAGTATCTATTAAACATAGCAGGATCTAATACAGATATTTTGGCGCCCAGGGGGTCAGCTAAAAGCACTGTGTTGAACTTGTTCACAGCTTGGATTATTGGAACACACACCACAGCCAAGAGACCATTTCAAATTATTTATTGTTCGTACAACATCGCCACGGCTATCCCAAAAAGTAGGATTATAAAAAATATTATTGACTCAGCGGAGTTTAAACGGATTTTTCCAAAAGTCCTTTTGAAGTCCGGTATGCAATCGGATATTGGTTGGTCTATAGATTACGAGTATGCCGGAATTCCTCGGTTGGGTGATGAAGAATTTACACTTCGTGCAGCAGGTTTGCGTGGTTCTATTACTTCTAAAAGAGCTCACTTAGTTATCATTGATGACCCAATCAAAAGTAGTGCGGATATCAAAAACCCCACAATTCGCGAGGAGATGCAGACTAACTGGTCATCAGTTATCGCTCCCATTATTTTTGAAGGAGGGCGAGCGATATGTCTTGGAACTAGATTCCATCCTTTAGATATTCACAAAACTACTTTTGTATCTAAAAAAGGCTGGCGACAAGTAACCCAAGAAGCAGTTACTTATGACGACAAAGGAAATCCTGTAAGTTACTGGCCCGAACAGTGGAGCGCTACTTATTTATTAGAGCAAAAAGAATTAGACCCAGTGGCGTTTGCTTACCAGTATCAGCAACAACCAGTTATGACTTCAGACTTGGTTGTTTCACCGGATCTTTTAGTTAAAGGAGAAGTTGTAACTGAATTCGATAGTCTGGCCGTTGGAATTGACTTATCTGCTAGTCGTAATGAAACTTCGGATTACACAGCTTTTGTTTTAGGAGGAAGACTAAAAGATAAATATTACATTATCGATAGTCACCAATGTCGTTCGATTGGAAATTTAGAGAAAATAGATTTGCTTTGTGATTTGTTGCTTGAATGGGGAATTTTAACTTTAGAAAATGACGTGTATTTTCCGACATATTCTACGATTACCCTGGTAGTTGAGGCAGTTGCGTATCAAGCGAGTTTGGCTGCTGACCTTAGGAGAGTGCTCCTTAATGAACGCGGATTGAGCAATATACATATTCATGAAATTAACGGATTTAGAGGAGACAAGATTGCCAGGTTCCGTGGTACTTTAGGCTTACTTGAAAATAAAAAAGTGATTTTCAATAAGTATCGTAAATTTGATGCTTTATTTGAACAACTCATTAACGTAGGAGCAACGGCTCACGACGATCTCCTTGATGCGTATACGTGGGTTATCACGTATTTACAGCGTCGAGGCCAGTTTTCAGTCGAATTCTAATTTTACCTTTTATTGAAATGTCTAAAAAATTGTGGGTCGCGATCACTGCCCATAACCCTATAGAACGGCTAAACTCGTTGGTTAATGTTTTAGCTGAATACGAGAAGTACCCTCATGAGGTGTCTGTAAATATATACATTAATTATGATGCTCAGGATCAAATTGAAACTTTAGAAAAAGTTCTTGAAATATTTAAAAAAATACAGTTGACTGTAAAAGTAGCTGAACCGGCCTACGAGAATTGGTATCTTACCTGGGCACATAAGGTAGACCTTGCAATGGCCATACTAAATCACAAAGCGGATTACTATATTTATCAAGAAAACGACATGTTATTAACTTTAGAAAACTTTAACTATTTTATTAAATGGAAACCGGTGTTAGCCCAGCGTGGTTTTGAACCTGGTTTTGTTCGATACGAAAATTACTTGGAACAGAAGATTCCTTTTGACAATCATAAAGTCCATTCTTTAACTAAAGAAACCCCTAACGTGTGGAGCTCCATAGGATTTAAAGTACCCACGCTTTTAGTTATGGATTTTGAAATTGACTTTTTTGTTCAGTTCCCAAATCCTTACTATGGAGCAATGATCTTAGACGAAATTGACGGTAGGGCGTATATTAAATCAGATAGTTATGATCCTGAAAAAAGCTATCTTAAAGTTTTAAAACAAAATTGGCCTATAGCAGATCGTAGTTCTATGGGACTTTGTTTTGAAAACGTCCCTGTCGGTTATGAGCATCGTAGATGTGTGCCTGTACATAAACAGGGAGGAGCTTATGCTCCGCATGATTGCGCTCTATTACGTCACGATGATAACAAGTACTCTTTGGAGTTTGTGCAAAGAAAAGTACCTTTGGTAATCTGTGATAAAATGCTGTCGCTTCCGTGATTTCAAAAGAAGGAGGAGCCCCTTTTGTGTCGATTTGTTACTTTTTTAATGGGCGGCATACATGTGAAATATTACCAAGAAAACAAGCCTACTTATTAAAAAAATCTGTAACGTCGGTAGGTGGTACTATTTACTGGTTTAATCCCGCTAATGGATAACACGTCGCCTACGTATTACAAGAGACAGGGCATGGAGTGCTTTGACGCGCAGCTAGCGTCCACAGGGTTAGTGAAGTTTCAGGGTTATTTAGAAAACTGTGTTTTTAAGTATTTGTGGAGATGGGAAGAAAAAAATGGCGTGGAAGATTTGAAAAAAGCTTCGGTTTATTTGGCTAAACTTATAGAAACGCTTGAAGATTAATGGACGTTCGCGCTTACGGCTCTATCTACGGACAGTCTGCAAGTTTGCCTTACACAAGTGGGCTAGCTCTTAATGCAGGACAACACGCTAATTTTACGACCTCCCGTGGTGTTTATGTAAATACCGGAGGGACTAACGGAACTAGGTTGGTCGTTATTATGTCGGATGGGCAGGGAACACCTGTAACGTTTAGTGGTTTTTCTGACAGCACTCTGCTGCCAATTTCAGTTACATCTATAAGCGGAATCAGCACCGTACCAAACGTTATCGTGTTGTTCTAATGGCTGAGATTGCTAAAAAAAAGGATCCCGCCAAATGGGCTGCTGCGAAAGCAAAAGCTCGTAAAAAACTAGGTGGGCACAGCGCCAGAGCTATGCAGTTAGCTTCAAAGTACTACAAAGCAGCTGGCGGGCGTTACGAAGGTTCAAAATCTTCTTCAAATCGGTTAACTCGCTGGGGTAAAGAGGATTGGCAGACTAAAGAAGAATATGAAAAAAGCAAAAAATGACGGATTTAGCACGAGAAAAAGGAAGAACTGAGCGGTATCTCCCTCGTTCCGCGTGGGCAGCTCTAAGTCCAGAAGAGCGTCGAGCTACGGATGAGAAGAAAAAGCAGGCCACGGCGGGAGACCGTCCTGTAAATACTCAAGTCCCGAATACAGAGCGAGCTAAAGAAGCAAGGCGTAAAGCTTCTGAGTATATTAAACGTAAATCTTCTACGTAACCATGGATCTTCGCGACCAGCTTCAAAAAGAAATCTT